GTTTCCCAGTCACGATCGTTGGGCAGAGCGGAGCATGACATTGTGTATCGTTTAGAGAAGATTATTTAACATTAAACAAAAGAGTATGTTACGACTACGACGACGCATGAGTTTACGAGCTCGTGTAAAACAGCTTGAGGAGCAAGTTGAAACGAGTAAAAACAGACGATAATTACTAGATGCGTCGCCTAAGATAGATTGTGCGACGCATTGATTTAGCTAAGGTTAGCCAAAAAGCACTATCCCGCCCCTTACAATTTGACAAATAATAAATAATTGGGCGTAATAAACGCTTAAAACGGGGCGTTTGAGGGGCGTTATTTTTTTGAAAATTTTCGCGCGCGGGTCGGTTCGAAAAATCGCGGCCCCACCCCCACCCAATTTTCACTTTAATGTTTAGGGCTCCCAGGCGGGGCATATTCTGTCTATGTCAAAATCAAAAACCCAAGGTAAAAATCTCACAACAAAACGCCATTTCGATTTATTTAAAAAGACGGCGGAAGAAGCTATTGATCTTTTAGGTTTGAAGGAATACGAGGTTGAGTTTGCGCATGAGTTATGTAAGAACGCGTGTGCTGACATTGACATGCACGCTGACAACTTGGCTGTAATTCGTCTTTCCACTGATTTTTATGACGGTGAGGTTACGGACGAGAGGGTTTGTTTGGCGGCTAAGCACGAGGTATTACATTTACTATTAAACCGATTGAACACGATAGCGCGTGTGCGTTTTTGTTCGCCAGATGAGTTGGACAGAGCGGAGCATGACATTGTGTATCGTTTAGAGAAGATTATTTAACATTAAACAAAAGAGTATGTTACGACTACGACGACGCATGAGTTTACGAGCTCGTGTAAAACAGCTTGAGGAGCAAGTTGATAAACTCCAAGACCGTTTTTGGGACTTGGAAAGCTACTTAGGTGTTGAGCGCGGTTATCACAAAGAGAAAAAAGAAGATTAGTATGTCTTGGGACAACCCAAATTATGTGCGTTGCGAGGACTGTGAGGTTATGGTGTGGGTTCCCGTCTGGCGGAAAAGACCGCACAAGCATTTAAAAAGCCCAACAACTGAACCTCAATATACCCCTAAAGACACGCAAGGATCGTTATTATGAAGTTAACAGCCGCAAATAAGAAGAAGTTAGCCAGTAAGGAGTGGCGGATGAACCATTTGTATAAGATTGTGGACAAGAATGGTGATGTCATTACGTTTAAGTTGAAGCCGGAGCAGGACAGTTTCATGCGGAACCGCACGAATCGGAACATTATTTTGAAGGCTCGTCAGTTGGGTTTTACGACGTTGGCGTGTATTGACTTCTTGGATGATTGTTTATTTAATCAGAACATTAACGCGTTGATTATCGCGCACAAGCAGGATCAATTGGAGGTAATTTTCCGTCGTGTTCAATTTGCGTGGGAGAATTTTTACGAGGACTACGGTAAAGCGTTAGAGTTTTCGGCAGATGCGAGTCGAACGAATCTTTTAAAATTCAACACGGGTAGTCTTATTCGTGTGGCGTTAAGTGGTCGTGGTGACACGCTTCATCGTTTGCATGTGAGTGAGTACGGTAAAATTTGTGCTCAGTACCCGTTGAAGGCTGTGGAGGTTAAGACGGGTGCATTCCCTGCGGTTCCTGATAGTGGTCGTATTACGATTGAGTCGACGGCTGAGGGTGAGGTTGGAGATTTCCACGACATGTTTTGGGAAGCGTGGAATCAGAAGGAAGTGTATTCAACGAAGCAGTACAAGGCGTTCTTTTTCCCTTGGTGGTTAACGGCTGAGTACAGCGAGCCATCTACATCAATTATTGTGCCACCGACAGAGAAGTTTGGTGACGTGGTGTTTAATTTCAAGGACTTACAGGATCGTTACAACTTAACAGACGCTCAGTTGCGGTGGTATTACTTGACGGCGAAGGAGCAGAAAAACGAGATGAAGCGTGAGTACCCAAGTTCTCCGGAGGAAGCGTTTGAGTCGAGTGCTGATAAGTTTTTTGATGGGAATATTTTGGAATCACACCGTGCGCGCTACGCGGAAGCGGGCGAATCTACTGGTAGCTGGACGATTTATTCTTCGTACAACCCGATGCACATGTATGTGATGGGTGCTGACCCTGCTGAGGGTGTTGGTAAGGACTCTAGTGTGGCGCATGTTATTGACATCAGCCACCGTGAACACGGTCGGATTGTTCCGAAGGTGGTGGCGGTATTTGAGGACAATCGTTTGCCACCGGATGTGTTTGCGCATGAGTTAAAGCGCGGCGGTTTAATGTACGGTGCGTGTTTAATTGGTGTTGAGCGTAACGGTAACGGTTTGGCGACTTTGACGCAGTTGAAGCAAATGTACTCTAATTTATATACGGAATACCGTCGTTCAGAACTAGTGGATCGTCCTACTGCGCGGCTTGGTTTCACAACGACATCTGGGAGTAAGAGTATGATTCTCCATAATTTAGCGACAGCATTGCGAGAAGATGGTATAATTATTCCAGACGAACCAACGCTGCAAGAGTTGCGGCGGTACGATTCGCGTCATTTGAAAACTTTAAAATTTGATCCAGACCTCACCCATCACTTAGACCGTGTGATGTCGATTGCCATCGCGTACGAGATGTTACAGCACGCGGGCATGTCAGACGAGGTATGGGATGAGTCTGCGTACGATTACGATTTTGATCCTCATGCGGGTATAACACTATGAGTGGAGCGACATTACCATATTTAGGGGGCAGCGACAGATGCAAGGGGTGCAGTAAGGTCATTAATCGTGGCGAACAAATTACTTTCATAAACGGGCGCAATTTCTATCACGCGGATTATTGCGCAGAAAAATATGAGCAAAAAGAAATTAAAAAAAGAGTTTAAGCCGACGGCGGTGTTGACATTTAATTCGGAAGAAGAATACAAATGCCCCAAATGTAAACGGCTTATTCGAAAAGGACACCGTGTAGATTATGCACCAGGTCGCCAATATCAACACAACGGCAAATGTCCCCCACCCCAAAAAACAAAAACAAAAAAGAAAAAATAAAATATGCCGGAAACAAAAACAAAAAGTAACGTCGTTATTAGAAAAGAGAATTTGGAGAAACTGCAAGAGCAGTTACCTCAGATGTCAGTTTTAAGTGACGGCGGAAAAGAATACTACCGGTATCTAATGTCGCGTCTTATTAGTTCGCGCGACCAGAAGGATCAACCTCATAGTGAGTTAGATGACATGACGGTTGATGATTACATCGAGCGAAACGAGAAGCGTGCAAACACTTACATCCCACCACGGAAGAACCGAAGTGATGTGAGTATCACATCGGGGTTAGCGCGAGAAAAACTACTATCTGTCGCGTCTCATATCCATCGTTTAAACATCAAACCGGAGGTACACAGTTTTGATAAGAACAAAGACGAGGACACGAAGTTAAGCCGAACGCTTACTAACGCGATTTATAAAAGTAAGGTGCTAGAGAACGACAAAGAGAAGTCGTTGCTTCGTATTTTAACAATGATGAAGGAGGGGACATGTTTCGTGGAAGAGGCGTGGGTTCCGCATGTAAAGAAACGAAAGAAGATTGTCGATCGTTCAAAATTAGACCCGGCTACGGGTTTTGATGGTTTGAGCTGGATTACTCAAAACGAAGTATTATACCGTGCAGAGAGCGCAGTGATCTCAACAAAGAATATGTTGTTGGGTAACTTGCGCTGTTTTGATTTTGAGAAGCAGCCGTTTGTGGCGACGGTTGAGTATCGTGATTACGATGAAGTTGCTCCCCTATTCCAAAACTGGCCAGCCTGGAAGTTTGTGAAACCAGGGACACAACACGGAACAGACATCGAGTTAAACACTCGATTGGATTACGGTGACGCGTCGCTTTACCCTATTGAAGAAAACCAAGTAGAGATTATTAAGTATCAAGACTGGCACAACGACGAGTATCAGATCATCATTAATGGTGTGATGATGTTACCTCAAGGATTCCCGTGTCCGTGGGAATGGGACGGGCCATCTATTTCTGAACAAAAATTTGAACCAATCACCCAACACTTCGCGTTAGGTAAATCATTGATGGCAAAGATTGAACGAGATGACGAGTTGATTACACAAATGCTTCGGATTTTCTACCGGAAGACTTTGCAATCAACTAACCCACCGGCTGCGAACATGACCATGAAGAAGCTCCCACCGAACCTATTCGATGCTGGTCGTATCTGGAACGGTATCAACCCGCAACAGATCGGAAAACTTATCGACCACCAAGGAGTCAACGCGAATGAATGGCAAATGTTTGAGAAGGTTCGAGAGTTCATCGACAGTAAATCCATTTCTCGTATCGCGCAGGGACAACAGCCGAGCCGGTCAGCCACAGCGACGGAAATTTTAGAACTACAAAAACAAGCCCAAATCGCGATTGGTTTGGCGTTATTTGCGTACGGGAACCTAGAGAAGAAGATGGCAGAGAAACGGTTGCCGAACCTGTTAACCAACTGGAGTAAGGCAGAATCAGAGGAATGGGACGACACAAAGAAAGCGATGAAGAAACGGTACAAATCAATCGAGATCCAGAACGCGAACTTTGGTGGTGACATGGGTACAGAGAAACTTATCTTCACTGACAAGGAGTATTCACATAAAGAAGTGCACGAGATGTCACGACGGATGTTTGTTGAGGAAGGTAAACACGCAGACAAGAAGCGGACTACTATTATCAGTATCCCGATGCTTCGTCGGTTGAAGTACACCCATCACATCACAGTAAGCCCGTCAGAAGACGAAAGCGACAACCTGAACAAGATTCTGTTTCAAGAAGAATTTAGTCAAGCGATGCAATTCTTCGGGCCACAAGAAATCAACATCGACTACTACAAACGTAAATTCGCGAAAGTTTGGGGCAACGACCCATTGGATGTATTCAACCAATTTGGCGTTGACCAGTTAGCGGCGCTTACAGAAGGTATGGGCGGTAAGGGTGATGAACCACAAAAGAAAGAAGGGTTTGAGGAAAGCGGAAGTCCGATCGCAAACGCGGGGCCGAGCGCGGATCAAGCGTCAGGCAAAGAAGGTGTCGACCGTCAACAACAACGCAATAAACTTAAAGCAGAGGGCGCACGCCTAAACAGATAATATGAAATGGTTAAAAAAATTGTTCAAGGAGGTCGTTGAGGAAGTCGAAGAAGAAATGTTTGGCAGCATCGGCGATCACGACTTATCAGATGAGGAGTTGGAGGAATTAACTAAGCCAGTTTTTGGGTTACACACGCACGAGATGCTAAACATCCCAATCAATATTCAGATTGACGGTAAAGCGTTGGAACCACTATCAGACGAACAAGAGCGAAAGATTGTTGATCTCGCAAAGAACAAAGCATTACAGACAGAAGTGGAGCGGTATTTAGGAGATCAGTTTAAAAAGTTAGCATTACTTCCAGAAGGTCAGGAGGCGGATATGTTGAAGGGAAAGATTATGGGTGTCAGTGAGTTTTATCGGAAGTTGCTTGAATTTGAGTTTGTCGCCCGTGAGGGTGTTGAACAAGATACTATGATGGCGGAGGACGCTCCGGCAGAGGTCGAACATAGTTAATATCCGAGGATTCGTCACGCTCGTTAAACATGTGACTGTTAGATAATAACTAAAACAAATATGTCAGAAACAGAAGAAAAAAAAGATGACTTTATCCGTGAGGTGGAGGTTGATGGTGAAACGATGAAGGTTGTATCGGCGGAAAAGTTTGAAGAACTACAAAAACAAAACGAACAAGTTCTCGCTGAAAAAGCGGAAAAAGAAGCGGAGCTTGAGAAAGAAAAATCAAAAGGTAAGAACTTTGCTGCGCTTCGTGCGAAGCGGTTATCTGAATTATCAGACGAGGAAAAAGCAGAGCTTACTGAACGAGAGCAAGCGATCATGGCGCGCCAAGAAGAGGTTGATACCAAGATTGACGCTTGGGAAAAAGAGAAGCAAGAGTCTCAACAAAAACAAACCCAATCATGGAAAACAGCAGCCTTTCAGCAACTAGGTCTAGTAGACGCTGACGGTAATGTTCTCGATGAGGATGCGCATAAAAGAGTCGACGCGGCGTTTGCCCGTCTTAATGACCCTGAAGATAGTGCAGGTGCTGTTTTGCGTAAAGTAAAATCAGCGTACTCGTTAGAGTTTGGTCGACAACCATCTATCGGGGAGACAACGGTTCATTCCGCCGTTCCGTTTGGTGGAGCTGGTGGCCCAGCCCGTAAGCAGGGAGGTTCTTATGCTGAAACAGAAGCAGGTAAGGGCTTAGCTGCATCGCTTGGTATGGATATTGCCAAGCCAAAAGAGGAGAAGAAATAAATAGAAAACTATGGCAAAAACAGAACAAGATCTAAAAGAGACAAACAAAACTCAAGTGGATCAAGAAGAAAACAAAACAACCCCAGACCAAGACATGCCACGGAATCAATTTGTGAAGGACGAAGACATTGTTCAAGTTCCGCGTGCGGAGTGGGAACAAATGAAAAAGGATGTCACAAACATTAAGAAGGGTGTCTCAGACGAGGGTATTAAAGCGATAGCTCCTCAAGAACATCGTGTTCGTATGCGCTTTTACAAAGGGAAACCGGTAGTAAAAGTGGGTAAAGTATTCGTTGAGAAAGACGAAAAAGAACGAGATGTCGAATATATCCCTGTATGGGTTGAGGGTGCTAAACAAGCCGTTGCTGTGCTTTACAGTGATTTCTACTTCAAGTTTGACCGCAAAGAAGTGAAGGTGTTGAAGCGCGTTCAAGAGGAGAAACGCGAACACCAACACGAAGCGTATACCGATAAGAAAGAGGTGCAAGGATACCGAACAGTGAATACTGGATTGAAGGTTCCTGTGGTGGTTGTGTCTCAACAAGAGACATTTGTTGTTGAACTTTCGGACGGTAATGTGGTAGAATTAGATCAAAGCGCAGTTAACTGATGAAAAGTATGTACGATAAAGTAAAGAAAAAAGAAAAAGCTGCCGACGCGAACCTTACAAAAGAACGAAACAAACGCTGCCTCCCAGCCGCGCGCGAGTTACTTGCGCTGTCGGTTAAGGGGCGGGTTGACGATGTAGAACCAGCAGAAATGTTTGATGATTACTCCCCTCTCGTACGCGAGATCATGGATGTGTTTATCAAGCATGAAATCAAGTTGGGTGAGATTAACTACGTTTTCCGTTTAGCGATGATGCCAATGGACATCTTAAAAGAGATGACAAACCAAAGCATCGATAAGCATTTGTCTACAACAGAGCAAATGTTCTGGGGTAAAGAAGGAAACGAAGTTACAATTGGAGATCTTGATAAGCGTTTGAAAGAAGGCAAATAAAGCAAGTTAGAGGTGTCTTGCCCTGACAAGACACCTTCGTACTCGTTTTATCCTTTCGTAAAAAGGAACATTTTTCGTAAGTTGTGATCCGTAAATACAACTCGTGGCAGGTGGCCAACTCTATTAATTAACGATACTACTATGGCATTTAGACTAGCCAAAGGTGGTCATCACGTTGAGTGGCATCCAAAAAAAGCATCTACAGCATTTGATGTAGGTGATCTTGTGTATGCTGACGGGTCTGGTGCGGTTCAACCGGCCGACGCAACAAGTGGTAATCACATCGGTATTTGTATGAAGAAAGTTGCATCAACAGATGACGACTACGCTTCTACAACAGCTATCATGATCCTAGTACCTCACGACGACGCAGAGCTCGACGCTGATGTAGGGACAGGTACGCTGACTGCAGCAATGGTAGGAAACTACTACGATCTTGCTGATGAAACAGGAATCGACGTATCTGCACAATCTAAAAATGTTGTGCTTATTACGAAGTTTATTTCTGCATCTAAGGCTCGAATCAAGATCAACGCAATGGCTGCTAACGCAAACGTAGCAACTACATAAAGTAACTAAATAAAAAATATGGCCAACGGAAACCAAACCGCAGGACAATTGAATACAGTTACTTTGCCAGAATTCACAGACCTGGTTGAGAAAGAGTTCGCTCTATCCCAACAAATGGTTGAGACTGGTTTGGCTCGAAGTTTGTTCATCTACGATGACATCACAGCAAACACTGGTGATACTCGTCGATACGATGAAGTAGACACAGAGACATACGCTAGTTTGAAACGTGAAGGTGAAGCGGCTGTTAAAGCCAATGTCAATGTTGGTTACACAAAGACATTGAGTGTCCGACGATTTGCCAAGGAAATTGAAATTACTTGGGAAATGCGTCGTTACAACAAAAAACCGGAAGTAATGGGACAATTGAAGTCTCTAAATCATTTCTGTTCACAACGGATGGAACTTGATCTTACTCACCGGTTGACTTTCGCCACATCTACGTCTTACACAGACATGGATGGTGAAACAGTAACCACAACAACTGGTGACGGTTTGTCACTTGCTAGCGCGTCTCACACGCTGAGCGCGTCAAGCTCTACATACCGTAACCGAGTTTCTGGAGACCCCGTGTTCTCACAAGGTGCTCTAGAATCTGCCGAAGAACTAGGTGTAACAAACATCTTCAGTAACTTCGGTGAACGTCGGGTAAAAATGTTCAACACAATCGTATCTGGTGACGACCCTTCTACATGTCGTGATATTCGACAAGTGCTTGAGTCAACAGCAGACATCGATGCTGGACACGAAGGTGTCAAGAACGTGTACATGAACAAATACCGACATGTTAAACTTCCTTACCTTGCGACTACAGCTACAGGAGCACATGATTCTACAAAGAAAAAATGGTGGTTCTTAATTGCTGCTGGACAAGGTGTTAACGGATGGCAAGCGTATCTAGGTGTCGCTGAACAACCAAACCTGAAAACACCAGCCGCAGGAAACAACGGGGAAGACGTTCATACTGATAACTGGTTCTACGGGGTACGATGTGCTTACGGTATTGTAACCTTGAACGGTATTGGTCTGATCGCATCATGTCCATCTACATAAACACAAACCAATAACAAGGTAAGCTAGGACAGGATCGTGCTCATCGAAGTTTAGAGCATGATCCTGGACAGGCAGGACGGACGGGCTTACCCAAAATATTATGTCTTATAACTTAAATAGCGGATACGGACGAGCGCTTGCAAACGCCCTTCACGGAGTAATCCCAACATTCGGGCGAGTATTTATCGTCGTGGATATTGATGATGCCGGTGAAGACAAGTACAACCGGATGCAAGAGCTGTTTCAACCAGACCGAGCAGGTCAGGTTCGTTTCTTCACAGATTTGAAATCTGCGTATGACGCGACAACATCAAATAATAATGACATCATTTTGCTTGATGCTGACGGAACACATGATCTAGACGCTGGGATGCTTACGGTTTCTAAAAACCGTGTTCACTTCATCGGCATGGATGGTGGAGACCGCTTAATCCAACAAGGAGCAAAAATTCAACTTGGAGACAACACTGCTGACGCTGCCGCAACAATCAGCGTAAGTGGTACGCGGTGTTCATTCCGCAACCTTAAAATCCTTAATGGTGGTACACACGCAAACAGCGTTTCTGCTGTAATTGGTGAAGGTGATGAAGGCACACTTTGGAAGAATTGTTCTTTCCAAAAAACCTCTGATCTTGACCAAGCGGCTGTATCTAACTTTGAATGTCGATCTGACTCTGCAACCTTCATTGATTGTGAGTTTGGGTTCGACACACTAACAATTTCTGCTGCTCGACCAAACTTTTTACTTAAAGCAAGTGGGGCGACCCGTGCTAAAAATCTTCGAATGAGAGACTGTACTTTCACAGTTGCGTCTACTGAAGCAACAGCACAACATATTAAAGTTGCCACAACAGCTTCATTGAACTTCACAAACGTATTCAAAGACTGCGTGTTCTTGAATTCATTAGTAGGTTCTGCTGCTGCGCTTAATGATGCTGTCACCTCAGTATCAAGCCTTGTTGAAGGCTCTATGCTTTTCATCAACCCTGCTTCTGAAGCGTCTGAATTCTGTTCAGCCGTAACAGATCAAGTGAAGGTAATCGGGCCAGGAATGGATGGGACAAACCCAGCTCAAAAGATTGGGATTGCCCTTACTCCTGCTTAAACTTAATAGCGCTGGATTATGCCTAAGAAGAAAGCGGCTGTTAAGAAAAAAGCAGCCCCAAAGAAATCAAAAACAAAAACAAAAAAAGCTGAAGCTAAAGCTCCTGCTAAAAAAGCAGAGCCGAAAGCAAAAGCACCAAAAGCCTATCGTCGGGCTGAAGGGGCTAAACCTCTGGAGGTTGTTCGACATCAAGAACTTGATCTCAACGGCCGAAAGTGTCATCGTGTCGAGCTATTAGACGGCACAAGCGATATTGTTCCAGAAGCAGATCCACTTAACCAGCTTGTTTGGTAGCCAGTTACGGGCGGCGCATGTCGCCGCCCTTTCTGTAAATAAAGATAAATACTATGCCTAGAAAATTTGGCGAACTGACAACAATCCTAAATGCGGCAGCTTCAACTGGTGTTGGTACAACAGTAGATGTATCTGATTATGATTTTATTGTGTTAGAAGTTGCAACAGCATCTAGCGCTGACTTGACAGCAAAAATCCAAGGATCAATCTCTAACGCTCGTCCGACATTTGGTAATGCTGCTAGTGCGTCTAATGCCTGGGATCATGTTGGGTTCTACAATCTACAAACCGGTTTATTTACTGCTGGAGACACAGGAATTGTCTACGCGGGAACTGACGCTGTTGAATTAATTAAAGTCAATACTGACTTCCTTAAATGGTTAAACATTAATGTGACTGCGCGTTCAGCCGGAAGCATTACTGCCAAAATCATTGGGGTAAGAAGCGCATAATCATATGGCATTTCAACCACCAAGCGTAGGGAATACAGTAGAGATTGCAGAGTTAGAATCTCTAACAAAAGGTCATATCATTGCCGGGGATGGCTCTGGTGCGCCGACAACCCTAACACCGGGATCAAATGATGACATGTTGGTGTATGACAGTGCACAAACAACGGGGTTGAAATCTCAGACCCCAACACAGGTACGATCAATCCTGTCAGTACCGACATTTGATTTTGACAACGCAAATAGTGTTGATCGTTTGCGACACTCATTTTCGAACTTCTTGTCAAACGCTTCATTTGAGTATTGGTTTGCTGGTACTTCAACAGACCCATCAGCCTGGACAACCCAAGGAAGTCCGGGTATTGCGCGTGTGTCAGACCCCTCAGTAGGGACTTACGCGGCTCAGCTTACAACAAACGCAAACGATGAACACATCCGACAGGTTGTTACTTGTAACGCTGGGGTAAGTTACACCTTGAGCGTGTTCTATAAAGTGACATCTGGCTCAGGAACCATCTCACTTGTCGCTCAAGAAAATGGAGACGATTTTACAGAGTACGCAAACTCTGCTCTTGATGGTGGCCCACACACTGAGTTCCAGATTGCTCGTCTTACATTCACTAAACCAGACGACGGAACATCTCAAGTTCGGTTTAAGATCGGACAAAGTGATGCAACAGCGACAGCGACAGTTGTGGTTATTGACGAGTGTATGTTCCAAGAAGGTTCGGGCGTGGCCTCAGCTTTCTTACATAACCAAATTGATGACACTTCTGTGGGACAAAACATCTTCGGACAGAAAGTGTTCTGGGGAGGAGTTAAGTTTGCTGCTCCATCTGCGGGTGGAAACGCAATTACAATCCCAGATAATATTGACGGTAACGCCCTACATATTGTGGATGATACGGGTGGTGCAACTCTTATGCGGTTCAAGACAGCCAACAGTTTTGAAGAAATCACGCTTTATGCGAACACAAAAATTGATGGTGCGGCCTTGGTTATTAATGGAAACATTGGATTCTTTAACGCGACAGCAGCATCGAAGCAAACAGTAACGGGTGCGAAAGGGTCAAACGCCGCGTTAGGTAGCTTGCTTTCAGCTCTTTCAACTTATGGATTAATCACTGACAGCTCATCAGCTTAATATATGGTTATCAAGTTAAAAACAGAATTGAAGGACTTGGATGGTAAAACCATTATGTATCTTGAAGCTCCTATGACGCTGGGGCGGTCACTGGCAAACATTCTTCTTGCCGGTCAAGATCCAGACAAGATGAAGTTATACCGCCTTGCAACAAAGTGTCACGACCAAGAAGAACTTGAGACAGACGAAAAAGAAATGGAGTTCATTATGAACGCCATCAACCAAAACGCTACTTTTGCTCCGCTAATTGTGGGACAAGTTTTAACCTTATTAGAGGATGAAAAAGTATGTGTAAAGTAAACCTATGCCTTGGATCATTAAACGCTCATCGCGCCTAAAGAAAGGGAATAATTTCAATGACGATTATTCTTGTTCTGGTGCGGCTGATAATGTCCAAATCCAACGAGCGATTGATGATGCGAACGGTGTAGGTGGCGGAGAGGTCTTTATTCAAGCAGGTGAGTATATTCTCGATTCAGCTCTCAAACTTTACGACAATGTAAAGATCCGGGGGGCAGGTATTGACACGGTGTTAAAAGTTAAGTCTGGCAACACCAACAACGCTATCGAGGGTAACAGCGCTGAGTACGCAGAGGTGAGCAACCTCACCCTGCACGGAAACAGTAACTCTGCTGGTGACGGACTCGCTCTTTCAAATAACAAATTTTGTCGATTCACAAAGCTGTTCATTCAGAACTTTGGTGATGACGGCGTAAGCTGTACCCCATTAGGATCAAATGTGTTTGAAAACAACATCTTTGATGGTTGTGAAATTCACGATAACGGGGGGCACGGATTCAACATCACGGCGAAGGATTGTATCGTTGCAAACTGTTACATCTACCTAAACACTGGCCACGGTATCTTATTGAATGATGGCGGTGTCGGAGGATGGCAATTCTTGAACAACCACATCTATGGAAATAGTGTGGGGGTTCGGATGACAGGAACCACAACGGACACAGAAAACAATCTCTTTGTCGGGAACTACATTGAGTTCAACACTTACGACGGCATGCACCTTAGTGATGAAATTAAAAACAATGTCATCACTGGAAACATTTTCTGGAATAACAGTCGAGACACAGCCGACACTTATGATGGTATTAAGATTGACTCCCCTAACGGTGGTTGGGCGGCGAACAATGTTATTACCGGGAACAAGTTTTGGCAACGACATCGGTACAGCATTAGCATTGACACTTCTGGTAGCGCTCCCGCAAACATCATTTCGGGGAACGACATGGAAGACGACATCTCACACCGAGACGGCGTTGACCTTGTAAGCGGAAACACGGGGCAAGCGGCAAACATCTTTGATAACCGAATCAACTTTCAAGAGTTATCAAATCAGCCACCCGCACCAAACCAAAGCAGCCAATGTATCATGTACATGAAGGACGACAAACTAATTATCAAATATAATGATGGGGGGACGACGCGTTACAAGTATCTCGACTTAACGGGAACGGGCGTGACGTGGGTGCACACCACATCTGCACCATAAAAATATGCATGAACACACACATAAAATGGAAGACTTCTCAGTATACGTTTTAGCCAAGCTCCAGGATCTTTGGGAAGGAATTTTATTAAAACTCGGAATCACTACTGCAGTTGCTTTTCCTGTGACCTTTTTGGGTGTTGACTGGAATGTCATCGGTGTTCTTGTCGGTATGAGTCTTTTGGATTTAATCACGGGCCTTACACGCGCAAAGAAGAAAGGACAGCCAATCCAGTCTAAGAAGCTTCTTAATACAGGTTACAAAGCAATTCTTTACGGTGCGATGATTGGTGCTTCGTTCCTGATTACACAGGTATTCCCTGATTATGTAGCGCTTCACAAGTATTCTGTCGTGTTCTTGATCCTTGTTGAGTTCCACAGCGTGTTAGAGAACATCACTCAAGCCGGCGTGTTACTTCCTAAAGAGGTACGAGAGTGGTTAAAGAAACACATCAATATTGGCGATCACGAATAATATGAACAAAATTCCTCAATACATTTTCATCCACCACACGGCGCTTAGTCGAGAGGTTGACCCGAACCAGTGGAAACGAACAGAGGCTTACCACAAGTCAAAGGGTTGGGGAACTGGCGGATATAACTACGAGATCAGCGCGGCGGGTGGCGTGCATCAATTTCGGGGAGACGGAACATATACAGCAGCACAGTATCAAAAGAACATGAATGACGGGCGAGCACTATCAATCGCTCTTGACGGTAATTTTGATACAGAGCATCCGACAGAAAAACAAATGGAAGCACTTCGGAAGTTGGTTCGAGAGAAGATGTCACAGTACGGAATCCAAGCGAAGAATGTAAAGAAGCACCGAGATATTTCTAGCACACACTGTCCTGGCCTCAATATCCCTGAAGACATCTATGGGTGGTTGTTCCCAAAACCAAAAGGGATCAACCAAGTATCTATCCGGCTTTATAAAGACGAGGATGGCCCAGAGATTTACCTTGTTGGGAAAGACGGGAAGTACCATCACATTGAAAACGAGGAAACATTTATTTACTTATTTGGTGGATTTAAAAACGCTGTTTGGGATGAAGGGCCTCGTCCGCTTCCAAACCAAATCGGCAAATCTATTACCAACAGATAACTATGGCACAGCTAACCGAATCACAACTTATCACGGCGGTCAACAAGAAGATTAAGGGAGCCCAAGCAAAACTAGGCGGAGAAACAGAAATGCGTCGGATTTTGAATCAAGCACAGGGAGACTTGCGGCTTGACATGGATTTGATTAGCGCTAAACGGACAAGTGTTCCGTTCCTTGTGTTTGATGGTATTGCTGAATACGCCCTACCGACCGACATTGATTACGATAAGGCGATCAGTATTGTGCCGATGAACGAGAAGATTCGAAACTATATTTGGGATCGGGTGGCTTTGAAATACTTTTTCCGCCCAACAAACCCGATTGGAAACGAACTAGGCACACACTCATGGTTGCTTAACTCGTCTGTTGATTCTCAGTACGACGAGAACAAGAATGTCTACGCGATTAACTTTGAAGACGCTTCACCGTTTTTGATGCTACACAACAATATGAGTGGTTTGTCAAGCGCACAGATTGTGCAGACAGCCGCGATTGCTCCGTCGAATGGTGGGACATGGACAGCAGCAGACGACGCAACAAATGTTCGTAAAGACACACAGAACTTTAAACTGGACTCATCATGTATCCTATTTGATTCTGCGGGTGCAGCAACAGATGTAACGATCACCAATTCAACCTTCAGTTCCCAAGACCTCTCAACCTTCGAGGATAAAGGTGAGCTTCATTTGTGGGTGTACCTTCCTGCGACACTTCCAACAACCATTACTTTGAAATGGGGAAGCAGTGCGTCTGATTACTGGCAAAAAGCTGTGACGGTACGAAAAACCGGTCTCGCGTTTAAGCAGGGTTGGAACCTATTGGCGTTTGACTGGAACAATGTTGATTCAGAAACAGGCACACCTGCATCAACGGCTGTAGATTATTTCAGCGTGACATTTACAAACTCAGCAGCAACAGCGTTAAAAGGATACCGAATTGATGGAGCATACGCGCGTCTTGGGCGAGCGGTAACAATGGAGTATTACACTAAGCACATCGTTCAGGCTTCTGACGGTACACGGAAAGAGGAGTTTACAACAAGCAGCGACATCACTGTGCTGGAGCGACAAGAGGTAAACCAGCTTATTGATAAGGCTTTCGAGATTGCAAGTATCGAGCTGCGTGAAATGAAAGACGCAGACCGTGCAGAACGAAAGTATAAGGAGCGCGCAGATAAACTTGGCGACCGGTTCCCTTCTGAGAAAGAGTTAGAGGGAACGACATATTACAACATCTAATATGCCCTACGATAAAAAGGACGACTTCCTAATCATCGACGAATTTCGACAAGGGTGGCACAAACGAGTTGATGCCTCCCGCGTTCCTATTGGGGGCTCTCAGAAATCAGTTAACATCACACTTACAGACCGTGGGGGTATCGGGCCACGACAAGGTGAGCTTTTGCTTGGTTCAGATAACACGGCACAGGCAGGAACGAAGTCTCTTTACTCATTTAAGCGTGCTGATGGATCAGATGTTTTATTGAAGTCATACAGCACAAAGCTAGAGTTTTACCACCCAGATGTAGCCGACTGGGTTCTTTTGCAGGATAACTACACATCTGGCCTTACATTTGGTTTTCGAGAACACACAATCAACACAGACCAGGTTGACCTTATTTACGGTGGAAACGGGATTGACCCGTACTTCCGATGGAATGGTTGGTACAGTCGTTTGAATGGAGCGTTATCTGGGGGTGAGACAGAGGTTATTGTTGACGGTGTTTTAACAGCCAATGTTCACTTCACCGGGACGGCCTCATCTGTTACAACAACAACTCTTACAATGCCTGCGGGTACTTGGGCGGCGGATATTTGGAACGATTTTTATGTTCGTATCACATCAGGGGCAAAGTCAGGATTCATTTCAAAAATTACAGCGACAACAGCCACACAAATTACTTTCGGCACAATCACCGGATTAACAGGTACACCGACCTTTGAGATCCGACAGCTTGGCGTACCGGCAACGGGAACACTCGTTTATAACGATCAGACGGTAGCGTACACGGGTGTGCCACGGGACGACCGGTTCACCGTAGCCAGCGCTCATGCGGGCTCAGATAACGCTGGTATTACGGTAGCTCCTATTGAATACAAAAGTGGTCCGCGAGGAAACTTGTTCGATACCCTGCACGAATCAATGTATGTTGCTGGTGATGTGGGTGCACCTAACAGTTTATACCGAAGCGCATTAGCGGATGCGACAGATTTTTCATTTAGCTCACCGCGATCTGCTGACCAAGGAGACATCACTTGGTTCCCGTATGGTGGTTCAAAGATCACAGACATCCACGCACAAGAATCATCAATGTATGTCTTCAAACCAAGCTCTATTGAGGGCGTAACCTACACCCAAGACGGTGAAGATTTGGTAAACATTGACCCTATTACGCAGGGCGTAGGGAAAGGATCAATCGGTCGTACATGGAAAATGGGTGACGATATTGCGTTTGGAACCTCTGATAACCGTATTACTACACTTGGCCGTGTTGTGAATCGAGACCAACGGCCACAAGTAACAGACATCGCCTTCCCTATCCGCCGAGAAGTCAAGAACTACAATTTTGACTCTCTTGTTGGTGTTGAATACACGAACCGAGGGTTTGTTGGGGTGAAGGCAACTAGCGTCGTTACGGCAAATAATCGGCTTTTAGTGTATAATAAAGACTATAGAGCATGGGAAGGGTACTGGAATGTCAATGCTGGTTCATTAGCACAGCACAACGACCTGCTCTATTACGGAGACTCTTTCACACCAAACGTCTACCAGCTCCTTACAGGGACAAATAAAGTTAAGGGATCAAACACATTCCCTATTTCGTGTGAATGGCAATCAGGTTTTATTAACACAAGAGGCTCTGGGTTTTATATCAATGAGGTAAGTTGTCTTGCGGTAGAAGGATATATCACATCTGGGACAACCATTAACTTCAAGCTCTTTAAAGATTTTGCCACATCACCTTTCCGAGAACTAACACTTTCGGGTAGTGAGACACAGTTCCAAGACAATGTACCGACATTCAACCTACTTGGTGTTGATCCATTAGGGACAAACCCGCTTGGGGCGAGCTCTGTTTTAGGTGATGAAGATACTGAAGGACGACGACATTTTCTTGTTTTCTTGTACTTCCCTATCACACAGCTTGAATACATTTCTGTTTCAGTAGGAAGCTCTGGGAAAAACCAAGATTGGGAAGTAATTGCACTTGGTATCAACGCAACAGAAAACGTATTCGAAAATCTACAGAAGATCAAGGATACATAAAAACAAAAATAAATTTATGGCAACACAACGATACCTCTCAATGCCCGCCAAGGAACTTCAAGTCGACTTGGCTAGCTCAGACACAACAATCATCATCGACAGTATTACTGATTGGAATGGGGATGCGATTACCACATCCTTTGTTCCTGGTGATTACATTCCCGCAACGCTGATTAACGACGCAAAGACTCAGGTTGAGTTCATCCTGATCGATGCAACAACTATCGCAAACGCCGCAACCACGGGTGCGACAATCTTTAAGCGTGGTCTTGAGTTATACGGAACGGGTGTTACCGCGACAGACCAAACAGAGGTAGCGGCTCACAAATTAGACTGGAACGCAAACGAAACCAAGGTGTTGCTTGGAACAAACCCGCCATATATGTACGGGACTTTTGCGAACCGATTTAACGCAGAGACAATTGATGCCATCTGGACATTCAACGAGCTACCCACACTGGACGCGTATGAAGCGCCAACTGACGACAAACAATTCGCTCCAAAGAAATATGTAGATGATATCTTCTCTGGTGGGACAGTATCTATCAACCGTATTGTTGTAGCTGGTACAGCAGGTGAGACAGTCGCGGCTGGAAATTTGGTTTACTTTGACTTCACTGACAATGAGTGGAAACTTTGTGATGCTGACACAGCAGGTACGGTAGAACAAGTATTACTTGGGATTGCTCAGGGTGCTGGAACAAACGGAAACACAATTTCTGGTGGTGTTCTTTTGAAGGGGCTTGATTCAAACCAAAACGGTCTTACCCCAGCCGATCAATTGTTCGCTTCTAATACGGCTGGTGGCGTTGCTAATAGCGCCGGGACAACAGAGCGGAGTATTGGTATAGCGTTAACAGCGTCTACAATTTACTTTGATCCTTATTTTTTCCACACAATCAAAGAAGCAGATAAAGACTTGCTTGAGGCTATCACATCAACAGCAGTAGAAATCAATAAACTTGATGGATACACAGGAACCACAGCAGACTTGAATGAAATGAGTGGGATTGTGCAGGCGACAGATATTACAGGCGCACAACTAGAGACTCTTTCTGACGGATCAAACGCGGATGGAGAACACGTTCATGGGTATTGTGAGCTTCTTGGAACAATGAACGATGTCGACAACGACAGCACAAATGAAACAACCCTGTTTACTGCAACAGTACCAGCAAACACATTGGGCACAGCAAACGCTATTCGGGGACGATTCTTAATTGCTGGGCGACACCAAAACGGTAACTGGGTAATTAAGTTAAAGTACGGATCAACTACTCTTATTACTCTTACAAACACAAACACCTGGTCTAGCCGAGAAACAGGTTGGTTAGATTTTATTCTTACCGCAGATGGCGCAACAGGCGCACAAAACGCATCAATGGCGTATTTTCTTACAAACGATAGCGGGGCTGCCACACCACTTCACCATGACGCGGGGGAAGGAACCGCAACAGAAGACAGTACAGGTGCGTTGACTCTTGAAGTTACAATCCAAGTTACAAGCACAACAAACACAGAACTTCTAGGCCACAACGGTTCAGTGGTGATTGAACGAACATAAAAATAAAAAGGTATGCCAGAAGGACAACAATTCACGCCAGAACAACAAGCAGCTAGAGTAGACCCGGCGAACCAAACACAGTCGGCTTACCCTAGCGGCACAGATTTAGGGGCAATCAAACAACAAGTTACCTCTGAGGGTGCTCAATCCCCAACATTTAACGCTCGCCCTGGTGAGCGTAATTTGGAGTTGGAGCAAGCGAACCGAGAAAAAATGCTTGCTACTGGTGAGCTTACTGCTGGAACAAACGAACAACTTGCGATGGAAAAAGTGAACTTATTCACTTACGGTGTTGGTAATCCAACATTCGGTGCGACGGTTTCATCTGACCCTGCCCGTGAAGAGTTTGCAGACCAAACATCAAAACTTCAAGAAGACATGAAAACAACCCAAGCACAGCTTGGATTGAGTAATGAGTTTGCTCCGATTGAAACACCTGAGTACCGATTATACGAAGACTACACAGAGCAATACGAGGATCTTCAAAAACGAAGTAAGGATATTTACGAACAAACGGTTGAGAATATCAAACTTGATTTTGAGGTTCGTGAAAAAGAACAACGAGACGCTAACCGGAAGTTGTCTGGTTTTCAATCTAAGAACCTGGCGCGATTCAATGCTTACGGACGATCTGCCAGCTCTTTATCGTTCATGCAATCTGTTGATCTAGAGAACCAAAAAGCTATGAATCAACTGATGGCTCTGAAAGGTCAAACACTTATCGCTGCGGCTGAAGCTGCACAGAAGCGTGATCTTGAGTTGCTTGGTGATTTAGTATCTCATTCACAAACATTGACGGATCAGTTTAACAAAGTGCAGAAACAACGGTTTGATGACCAAATCATGAAGGCTGACCAAATCATGAAACAAAATCGGTTTGGTTGGGAAACTGAAGATCGTGCGATGGGTAAGATGCAAAACTTTTTTGAGATTGGTGTTGACCCTACAGACGAAAATGCTAAGGAAGATATTCGACAACTTGAGCAAGACGCTGGATTACCCGAAGGATCATACGACCGGTTATGGCAAATTAGTCAAAAAGAAGCAGCACAACAAGCGGTTGAGGATGCCCTACAAGCTGATCTTGATTTTGCAAAAGATTTGGCAGACATTCTTAAGGATATTCCGGAAGGTCGGTCTGTTCAAATTGGGGATCAAGTTTATCAAGGGTTTAAGAAGGGCGACGTTTGGAAAGGAACAACAACAGACAGTCGTGGGAATGTTACTGGTCTTACTTATGATGAAACCACTGGTGTTTGGCAGTCTGTAAATCTTGGAAACATTGGCCCATCAAAAGACGGTTGGAAATTAGTTGATGCTGACGGAGTTAAGTGGAGAGTCAACACCCAAACAGGAGAAACAGAACCAGTTGTAAATAAAGGCGGGGCGATCAATCCAGGTGGCTATGATGGATTTAATGAGTGGGCGAGCAGCATGGGGGATGTAACAGTTCCTTATGGGGGTTCTACGCGGTATGAAAACTTTCACCCTGGTTACGATATTGCTCCTCCAGGAGCAAAATCTGGACAGTACGCAGTAAATGCTTTTCTTCCTGACGGGGAAACCGGTGTTGTGATTGGTGTGCACGATATTGATGACAATGCTTATGGTAAATACATTGAGATTCAAGACAGTCAGGGACGAACTTATAAGTATTCTCACATGCACTCAATTGATGTGGCTGAGGGCGACAGCATCAACCCTAATACCTATATTGGACAAATGGGGAATACTGGCTCAGCATATTCACTTTCTGGTGGTGACGGTACTCACCTTGATTTCCGTGTGTACGAACCAGGTCAACAACTTCCATCTAATAAAAAAGAGGAATCATTATCAGATGAAGAACTTCGATTCCAAAAAGACTATCAAAAACAAATTGATCTCATTCAAAAAGGTTCTAAGACCGTTGAACAAACACGAGCTTATCTTAAATCTGCTTGGGGTATGACAGATGCTCAAGTTGATTCAGCTCTTGAGGGTATTACAGAACCAGGCAAAGGCGAATCAGAACAGTTTTTAAGCCGTGACTTCTTCTCACAAACACTCCCACAAGAAGCGCTTGAACAAGCGGCGGCTGATGCTGGGTTTGGTGATTTAGGTGAAGGATTATTCAATCTTAAAGACGTTGATACAGATGCTTACTTAGACTACCTAGAAAGTCTTGTGGATGCATATCGTGGCGCAGGGTATAGCGACGAGGAGATTCTTAAACTGATGCAATAGTATGGTGAATATTGACTTTAATAAAGTCTTAAATAAGAGCCCAAAATCAAGCTCCGGCATTGATTTTTCAAAGTTCGGTATTTCTTCTGATCCTAAACCATCACCACCAGTAGAACATGAAGAAGAGGTGGCAGAACAAATCAAACAAACAGTTAAGGAAAACTTTGAAAGCAAAGAAGCTGAAGAGGGGTTTTGGTCTAAGCATTTCGGTATTGGTAAGCCAGGTCTTGGGACTGTTGGTGATGTTACTGGTATCAATAAACTTCTTGAAACTCCGCGACCATCGGAGGACGCTTTTGTTATTGAGGTTGGTGAAGGGTTAGAGGACACAGGAACAAAACTTCCTCCATTGGTATATAAAGAAACTGCTGAGATGTTGAAGAATCCACAAGTTCAAAAAGAACTTCAAGAGGGTAAGGTTACATTTGTGAACCGTCCAGAAGAAGCTCAGCTATCTCAGAAAGCACAAGCTGAAGACACTGTTAGTAAGTACACACAGCCCGAAGAAAAGTTAAATAACTCTTTGTTTGGTGATATTATTGCGTCTGACCTTTCAGTGGGTGAAGCGATTACTGCTCCAATCAGAATTGTTGCGGGTGGACTTACTCGTTTTATTACAGAAGCCGCACTTGAATATGCTGATTCTGATTTTGAATATGTTCCAATGTCTAGAATGGAAGAGCTTCTTTTAGGGGAACAACCAATGCAACGATCGTGACTGGGAAAC